TCTCACAAGCCTTCAATACGGCTCACCTAACTATCAGCTCACCACAGTTCAAGATTGCTCATACGCTTGGATTGAAGATTCTCAAATTGTCTTTCCTTATGCGATGCTTGCCACAACTTATACAAATCAAGGCCCACTACAGTTTGGCTTTCCTACAACCGCTCGCCAAGAGGTATTCCTCAAGTATTCTTATGTCAATGGTTACGCTAACAGCACTATTGCTACGGCAACCGCAGGGCAAACTAGCCTAACTGTTAATGACGGAACAGGTATCACCGCAGGGCTTACCCTCAAGATTTATGACGGCTTTAGTTCAGAGTTTGTCACAGTAGCTTCTACCTATACATTTGGCTCAACCACGATTCCACTTGTCGGCACACTTGCTTATAGCCACGCATCAGGAACTTCTATCTCTGCCCTACCGCCAGCAATCAAGGAAGCCGCAATTCTTGTGACTACCTCAATGCTTAAAGTTCGTGGCGATAACTCAATGGTGATGAGCGTTGCCTCACGCGCCTCAGAAGCCGTACCTGGCTCACAGAAGTTAGGCACAGAATTAGCCATTGCGATGAACTTGCTTGCTCCTTATCGCAGGATTAGATAATGGCTTTATCAGGTCGCGCAGCCGTTCGCTCAACACTTGCAACCTTTATTGGCAACCCACCGGTTCAAGGTATTAACCAAGTATTTACTGCCTTTCCTAAGCGTATTGACTTTCAGGTTAATGCCCTGCCTTCTCAGCTATCTCGTTGCGCCGCAGTAATCCATATTGACTCAGAGCGTGAAAATCGTTTGGCAATAGGTGGAGCTACAAATGGGTGGAAGCGTATTGACTACTCAGTAAACATTCAATTATTTCATCATTCTATGGAACGCAAGTCAGAAGATGCTATGGCTGATTTTGACAATGTAGTTGACAATCTAAAGGCAAAGTTGCGCTCAGACCACCAATTCGGTGACCCATCAGGAAACCTTGTATGGCAAGGCGCAGAGCCAGTAATAAATGTAACTTTTGGTGAGCCTGTTTCTAATGACGGAACATCCACCGAAATATGGGCAACATTGAACTTCGATGTTACTCAAATGATTCAAGCATAGGAGAAACAATGCCGACATATAAATACAACGGTGAGGATACCCGCGAGTTCCCAACTATCGGCTTAACCGTAAAAGGTGGAGATACTTTTGAGGCTCCCGCAGATTTTGATGTTGCAAATGTAAGTCTAGTCAGCAAGAAAACAGCACCAATCACAACCACAGAGGAGAGTGAATAAATGGCAGTCCAACCTTCCGTCAAATCGTATTTAGGATTGGCGCTAGAAACAACCAAGGGAACAGCAGTAACCGCTACTGACTTTGTTCCAATTACGCTTAACAGTTTTAAGCCTGTTGAAATGATTAACGAGTTACTTGATAAGGGTATTCGTGGCAGCATGGTTGAAAACTACAACTATGTTCAAGGCCGCCGTCATACTGAAATTGATTTTGGTGGGCCTGTATTTGCCGACACAATCGGATATTGGCTTGCAGGTGTTTTGGGTGATGTAACCACAACAGGTTCAACAGCTCCTTATACACACGCTATTGCTCTTAAAAACTCTGTAGGTGCTTCAGGAGATGCTCAGCCAAAGGCTTTGACCATCACCGATTACTACTCAGCAAACACCCGTCAATTCCCAGGATGTCAGGTACATGACTTTGAATTGACATTCAACGCTGACGGTATGCTCGAATACACCGCTAAGGTAACAGGTTATCCTTCAGCAACAACAACTGCACCGGCTCCATCATTTTCAACAGTCTTGCCTACTCAGGTATGGACAGGAGCAGTAACAGTTGGTGGAACATCAATTTCCAACTCAACAACAGGTTCAGTAAAACTTACACGCAAGGTTGAACCTATTTTTGGTATTGCCAATACCCAAGCGCCTTATTCAGTATTTGTTGGTGCTTTAGAAGTAACAGGCAAGATTACCTTTGTTATGGAAAACGATACTCAACTTACAAACTTCCTATCAAACACTCAACCTGCTTTGACTTTTAACTGGTCAACAGGAACAGGCGCTACTGCTACGCAGGTTTCTTTGACTGCTACCAAGAGCGCATACACAACAGGTGTAGTCGTTCGCGATAAGGACTATGTAGAAGTTACCGTTGAATTTAATTCACTTGGTAACACAACAGATGTAGGAACAACGGCTGGCTACTCTCCTGTCAAGTTCACCCTACAAAACGCAAAGCCTTCAGGTACATACCAGTAACCTGAAAAATATGTTGTGTGGGGTGAGCGCCGCCTTCCCGCTCCCTCACACAACCTTAAACTAATCGAAGGCACAGATGGAAGGAAACCCATGTCAGAAAAGATAGTAACGCTCCCAAGTGGTCACACAGCTACATTGCATGACCCAAAAGGGTTAAAAGTAAAAGACCGTAAAAAGATTTTTGCAGGGGCAGATGGCTTAGAAGGCATTGCTCAGGTTATGGCATTGACAGATGGCATTATCTCTTGCTTGGTCAAGGAATGGTCATTTGACCTTATCCCACCTTCAGTTCGCATTGAATCTCTTGGTGAGTTATCACTAGCAGATTACGACACCCTTATTGAAGCCGCTAGTGAAGCACAGGAAGCTCTATTTCCTAGCCTTAACAAAACGCTAGAAAGTGAAGCAGACCCAAAAGCGGATACCGCAAACTCCAACGCCTAAAAGGGCTGTTAGAAGGCGCGGATATAAATGAGAATTATGACTACCCAAATGATGAGTGGTTTTATTATGAGTGCGCTAAAAAGTTTGGTTGGACTCCACTAGAAACGGATGAGCAACCAACTTATTTAGTGTCATGGATGCTTGCAATTCACCGAACAGTAGAGGAGATAGAAGTTGCCAATCAAGACTAATATCGGAATCTTTAATCGTGAAATGCGCGGGCTTATTGACACAATGGATGTTGGCGCTCGCAATGCCACTAATGAGCTTGCTGCTGCCCTTACGCAAATGGCTAAAGAGGAAATCAAAGGCAAGCGTGAGCCTGGTGAAAAGGCTCAAGCAGGTAAGCCACCTAAGAACCGTACAGGTAACCTTCGCCGTTCTATCAAATCTTTTAAGTACCGCGAAGGCTTTGCTACTTATCGCGCCGTAGTTGGCCCAACAATGATTTACGCTCGCGCAGTTGAAGAAGGTGGAGATGCCGCTCCTCCTTCATGGCGTGGAACAAGTGCTATGAAAGGCTTTCCTTACATGTTGCCGGCTTGGAAAAAGTTTAAGAAATCAGGAATAATGGAAGAGATTATTGCCAAGAATATGATGGGAATATAATGGAATTAACGCCTGTCAGAGTTGAATTTATTGTTCGCGCACAAGAGGCTATTGCCCAACTTCAGCTAGTCAATGCCGAAATGGATAAAGTTGCAGTCAAAGGTAAATTGGCTGGAACTTCTATGGCTACTATGGAGAAATCATCTAGACTTGCTGGTACTGCTCTTCTTGGCTTAGGTAGCGTTTTTGGTTTGGTTGCTTATGAAAGCATCAAATCGGCAATGGATTTACAAACCTCACAAACTAGACTTCAAGTTGCCGTTAAAAATAGCGGTGTAAGTTTTGCTGCTGCTAAGCCTGTTATTGACAAACACGCCGAAGCAATGACAAAACTAGGCTTTACAACCCAAGACACTTATGAAGCGTTAGGCACAATGGTTACGGCTACCCGTAGCCCTCAAATGTCGCTTAATGCGCTTGGTGCTGCTGCTGACCTTGCTCGATATAAGCATATTTCGCTTGCTCAGGCTTCTACATTAGTTTCTCGCGCTGCTCTTGGACAAGCTCGCGGTCTTGCCGATTTAGGTTTGGCTATAAATAAAACTATTCCTAAAGGTGCTTCATTTGCTCAAATTATGGCGCTTATTGAAACAAGAACTCATGGGGCGGCAAATGCGTTTGCTCAAACAAGTCAAGGACAACTTTTAGTTTTGCAAGCAAGGTTTAAGGCATTTACCGAAGATTTAGGAACTCAGTTACTTCCAGCATTTAATAAAATAGTTGCTTGGATTGATGGCCCTGGATTAAACGCTTTGAAAAAATTAGGCAAATGGTTTAGCGATAATAAGCCTATTGTTGTTGCCTTTACTACTGCTTTGGCTGTTATTTGGGCTGCTCCAAAAATTGATGCAATGCTCGCGGCAATGGGAGAACTTGTTCTTGGCTGGCGAGGTGTTGCGGCAGCAGCAGGAGAAGCGGCAGCAGCAGAAGGCGCGGCAGGAGCAGAAGGAGGCGCTGCAAGCGTAGCAAAAATGGGGCCACTAACATCTTTAATACGAAGCCCTATTACGG